GAGAACGCGGCGGGCGGGGCCGCGAAGCTCATCGAGCTGGCGGACTGGGACGCCGACGGTTCGGTCGACGCGGCCGTGCTGACCGATGCCATCGCCGCAGCGGACGAGTGGATCAACAGCTACGCGCAGCGGCGCTACGATGTCCCCTTCGCGACCACCCCGGACATCGTCCGGCGCTTCGCGGCCCAAGAAGCCGTCTACCGACTCAGGCTCGGCCGCAACGCTCTGACCGATGCGGACCAGGTGCGCCACGAGGAACTCCGCGAGTGGCTGGATAATCTCGCCCGTGGCATCGTGAGCGTGGGCGTGGATCCGGAGCCGGCCGCATCGGACGCGCACGTGGCGCAGGAGTCGGATCGCGAGACCGATATCGATTCCGACGAGGGCAAAATCTCGCGCGAGTCGCTGAAAGGTTTTTGGTGACCCCCACCCCGTCACTTCGCCTCGATCTCGAGGACGTGCTGGACGGCTACGACGCGATGAGCCGCGCCGGGCGAGACCTCACGGCCGTCTGGCGCGAGGTGACGCCGCTGGTCCGGCGGGACCAGTCCGAGCACGCGCGCCTACAGGAGGGAACGGAGGGGCGCTGGCCAAAGCTGGCGGCGTCGACCGTGGCGCAGCGGCGCGCCGCGAAGGCGCGCGGTCGCAAGTCGCGTCCGGTGCGCAACGCGCTCGGCAAGCTGCCGCGCTCGGTCGTGGTTCGCTACAACCGCCAGGTTCTCAAGATCGAGAGCAAGGTGCCGTGGTCCGGCGTCCACCAGGACGGCGGCAGCGTGGGGCGCGGCGCGACCGTGCCGGCACGCGAGCACGTGTATTTTTCCGCGCAGGCACTCGATCGAATCGTGGAGCGTCTCGCGCAGCACATCGCGGAGGCGTTCTAGCGTGACCGCGATGCGGACACTCGTCGAGAACGCGGTCGTCACCGCGCTCACGCCTTTGCTCGATCCAAATCTCGGCGGCGCCGCCGGCGGCTACCTGCGTAAGGTGGCGGCCTACCAGGGGCCGCTGTCCAACGCGCGCCCGGAGGACCCGGAGGTCAAGCTGCTGATCGAGCGCGGGACGCCCTGTATCGGCGTGGCGACCGGCGACGGCGCGTACGACACCTTCTCGGGTGCCCAGCGCGAGAACGCCGACCTGGGGTTCTCGATCGAGTTGCTCGTGTTGTGCGGCAACCAACGCAACGACGTCTCGAAGGCGCGCGGCGACGGGATCAGCGACGACCCGGGAGCCTACGAGATCCTCGAAGACGTCCGCGCGCTGCTCTGGCTCGACCTGGGCGTCACCGGCGCCGGCATCGCACGGCCGCGCAGCGAGACCGCGCTGGTGCGCAGCGGCGAGCTCGCGATCTGGCTGGTCAGCTACGCGATCGACACCGACGCCCTGATGGCCGACCCGGCCGCCGGCGCGACCGTCATCACGGACCGCGACGTCAACGCCAACAACGCCGACGACGACGCGGCCGATCCGGTCGCCGTCATCCGCACCGCGGTGTAGGAGCCCCCCCATGTCCAAACCCAGCACGTTCCTCGTGACCGCCAAACCCGGGCAGCCGTGCCCGATGGAAGGCTTCGCTCGCAAGGTCGATCGCGCGGCGACCACGCGGCGACTCGCCGAGATCGGGGTCGCGCGCAAGGACGCGCGCGCCTGCGATCTGGTGTTCCGCGACATGATCTACGAGATCGCAACCGAGGTCCCGAACACGCGCTACTACCGTCGCCGGCTGATCAAGGGCGACCTTTTGCAGGTGACGGAACAGGTCGCGAAGGTCCGGCCGCGCGCCGCCAAGAAAGAGGAGTAAGCCGTGGCGATCCAACACTCCCTCACCGCTTCGACGCGCCGGCCCATTCGGTCGGTCGAGTTCAACATCGCGTCCGCGCAGCGCGGCCTGGTCCCGCTCGACGGGAAGCTGCTGTGCGTCGGCACGCAGTCGACGGCGGCGACCGCCACGGCCGAAGAGGTCAACGAGGTGTTCTCCGAGGCGGACGCCGACACCAAGTACGGGGTGGGCTCGCCGCTCGCGCTGATGATCCGGACCGCGTTTCGCGCGGCGCGCCTGTACGGCAAGGCGCCGCGGATTTACGGATGCGGCGTGGCCGCGCCATCGGGAACCGGAGACGTCGCGGACGAGCAAACGATCACGATCACCGGGCCGGCCACCGAGGCCAAGAACCTTCGGATCCGGATCGCGGGCCGCGAGATCGTGGTTGGCGTCGCGAACGCGGCCGTGCAGAACGACATCGCGGCAGACCTCGAAGCGGCGATCGACGAGAAGGTCGCCGAGCTTCCCGTCACGGCGGCGGTCTCGACGAACGTCGTCACCACGACGGCGGTCGCCAAGGGCGAAAACGGCGGCGACATTCTGATCGAAGTGCTCGACAAGCCCGCGGGCGTTTCGGTTGCGATCGCGACCGACACCGCCGGCGCCGGCGTTATCGATATCACGAACGCGCTCGACGCGACGGCCACGCAGAACTTCGACGTCGTCGCGATCGAGAACCACAAGTCGGCCGATATGACCGACCTGGCGACTCACCTCACGACGATGTGGGGGCCGACGGTCAAGCGGTTCCGCTGGGCGTTCGTCGGCGAGATCACCACACTGGCGACCGCGCAGGCACTCGCGACGGCGGCCGACGCGTACAATACCGTCGTCATCTCGCAGGAGGGCGGCGCGACGCTGCCCGGCGAGCTCGCCGCGGGGCTGGGCGCGATCGCGGCCGGCGAGGACGACCCGGCGCTGCCGTTCCACGGGCTCGAGCTTCTGTGGCCGGCGCTGCCGAAGGACCCGGCCGACGACCCGACGGACGCCGAGCTCGAGTCCGGGATCGCGGGTGGGCTCTGGATGCTGGAGGCGAACGAGACCCGGACGCGCGTGATGGCGAGCCGTGCCGTGACCACGAAGGTGACGCACGCGTCGGTGCCGTTCTACGCGCTGCTCGACCTGTCGATCTCTCGATCGATGGTGTACGCGGCTCGCCAGGTCGACATCTCGCAGGCGATCGCGATGTCGCATCCGTCGAACAAGAAGATCACCGACGAGAGCCGCGCCCGGTTGCGCACGGTCGCGTACAACACGCTCAAGTCGGTCGAGGAGTTGGACATCGTCCAGAATGTGGACGATCACGCCGGAGAGCTCACGGTCGAGGTCGACCCCGTGGTCAACACACGGCTCGTCACCTCGATCCCGACGTCCGTCGTCCCGCCGCTCGTGCAGGTCGCGAACGTCTTCAACCTGATCCAGGAATAGCTCCATGCCACGCAATCGCAGCAACGTCATCTACTTCGAGGTCAGCGGCGTTCCGCTCAACGACGTGCGCCAGATCAGCGTGGCGGACTCGCGCGAAGGCGCGGAGGAACAGCCGACGCTCACTCGATCGTCGCGCGCCCTCGGCTACCGCAAGGGGCGGCGACGCACCGAGGGGACGCTCACGACGCTGGTGTCGGTACCGCGCGAGTTCGACTGGCACGGCGCGTACCGGGCCGGAGACGTTCTGCAGTGCGGCTACGAGGAGGAAGGCGGCACCCGCTGGTCGCTGCGGGACTTTTTGATCACCGGGATCACCAAGGGCAACGAGGTCGACGGCGAGACGACCGAGGAGATCTCGTGGCGAGCGCTCGACCACCAGCCGGAGCCGTAACGCGTGGCCGGCGACGTCGAACGCTACGCGCTGAATGAGGGTCGGGCGGGCGGGCTCCGCCACGTGCAGCCGGGCGTATTGCCGCCGCTGTCCGACGGCGACACCGAGGTCTCGTTCGTATTCGCGCTTGTCCCGGGCAACGTGCACCAGGAGGCCGAGGCGGCCGCCGTGCGCTGGCTGCGCGAACTGGAGATCCCCTACGAAATCGCGGCGCGCGGCGCGATGCGGGCGGAGATCGAGTGGCAGACGCTGTGGCGTGTGATGCGCGATCCGGCCAGCCCGACGATGCAGCGCGAGCGGCAACCGCCATGGCGCTGGAAGCCGCTCACCAAGGACGTCGCCCAGTTGCGCACGCTGCTGACCGATGACGAGCGCGCGAAGCTGATGAACGACTACCTCGACTTCGAGGAAGTCCACAACCCGCGACTCGACACGATGACGGCCGAGGCGGCGGCCGGCGTCGTCGAGCTGCTAAAAAAAAAGGATCTCGCTGGCCTGGTTTCCTTCGGTTCGTGTGTGCTGGCGAACTATCTGCTTTCTTTGGCCGACCCGCTCACGAGATCCTCGACGGCGAGCTCGAGTCCTGGTTCTTCCAGCGACTTGGAGCACAGCGCGCCTGGGGCCAACTCCACGGGCGGGACGACGACGACGCCGGCGGCGACGTAACGCCCGGCGGCTGGGAGTACGCCCTGGATGCCGCGCGGAAGTCGAAAAGCTGAAGCGGAGCTCGGCGCCCGAAGCCGAAAGCTCGACGGCGATCTGCGGAAGGCCGAGCGGTCCTGGCGGCGGTTCGGACAGCGCGCATCGCGCGACCTGAAACAGCGCTTCACCAACATCGCGCGCAGCATAGGGCGGTCGCTCACGATCGCGGGTGGCGCCGCGTTCGCGCTCGAGGGCCGCCAGGTGCTCAAGTTCGAGGACACGCTGAATCGACTGCAGATCCAGGCAGGGGCAACCGGCCCACAGATCGCGACGGTCAAGCGCGAGATCGATGAACTGTCGGCCTCGACGGGCATCTCGCGCAACGCGCTACTCGGTGGGGTCGAGGCGCTGGTCAACCTCAAGGGAGCGGCCGGGTTCTCGACTAAGCAGCTCGAGGTGCTAGCGCGCGCGCAACTCGCCACCGGCGCGTCGATGGAAGATCTCGCCGGCCTGGCGTTCGCGCTCGACAACTCGATGAAACTCAAGAGCCCGGAGGAGCTGGAAAAGGGGCTGAGCGCGATCATCCAGGCGGGCAAAGACGGCGCGGTCCCCCTCAATCAGATGAGTGTGCTCCTGCAGCAGATCTCGGCGGACTTCGCCAAGGTCAACGGCGTCGGCGTGCAGGGCGCCGCCGACCTGGCGGCCGCGATGCAGATTGCTCGTCGCGGGTTTGGGTCGGCCGAGCAGTCGGCGACCGGGCTGCAGTCGCTGATGACCGCGCTCGCGAAGAACGCGGACCGACTCCGCAAGTCCGGGGTGCAGGTGTTCGACACGGACCCGGCGACGGGCGTGAAGCGGTTCCGCGATCTCGAGGGGATCATCGTCGACATTCAAAGCTCGAAGCTGATCAAAGATCCGAGCAAGATGATCAAGGCGCTCGGTCGGGTCGAGGCCCAGAAGGCATTCGACGCGTTGAGTAACAACCTCGACGCGTTCCGGGATATGGCGGCCGCGGCGCGCGAGTCCGACGCGGTGCAGACCGACTCGGCGAAGCGCCGGCAGAGCGACGCGTTCAAGATCCAAAAAGCCTTCAACGATATCCGACTCGCGATCGCGAGCGCGTTCACGCCGGAGCGGATCGCGCTGTTCGTGAAGTCGATGGAGAAGATCGCCGGCTTCGTCGGCACGCTGGTTGACCGGCTACCGACGCTGGTCACCGCGTGGGCGGCGCTCAAGGTGAGCCCATTTTTGGGCGGCATGCTCGACATCGCCCGCGCGGGCGGCGCCGCGAAGGTGCTCGACCCGGGCGCGTCTGTGGGCAAGCTGCAATTCAAGTCGCAGGGACTGCTCGCGCTCGCTGCGCTCTCCGGGATCGCGATCTCGGAGATTCTCGAAGCCGCCGGCGACAACGCGATCGCCGACGCCACGCAGCGGGCCGACTTCGCGGTATTCCGTGATCTCGCGGGGGGCGGCGACACCGGCGCGTTCGTCGCCACGGACGCCGCCCGCTCGGGCATCGCAAAAAATGGGAAGTACAGCTTCGCGGCCGCGCAGAAGCAGGCTCTCGGCGGCGGGGTACTGGGCGACGCCGCCACCCAGCGCGAGGGTCTGCTCGGTGACGTCGCGTTCGGGCTCGCCGGCGGCAACGAGCGCGGCGTCTCGGGACGCGCGCTGCAGATCCTGGCCTCGAGCATCATCGCCAGCAAGAAGCAAGAGCAGATCAAGATCGTGGTCGAGCTCGACGACGGTCTGCGCGAGCGCAAGGCCGAGCGACAAAGCGCGAGGACGCCGTGAGCGACGAATGGGGACGCGACCTGTTCGTCGCCAGCTACGGCGGCATCGAGCTCGACGTCGTCTCGTTTCGCGATTCGATGCCGCGGCGAACGGCGCAGTACGAGTACCAGCATCGCGACGGCGGCCACGTCGACGACCAGGGCGCCGGCATTCGGTCCACCTCGCTACAGCTCACATTCGAGGCCGGCCTGCGCCCGGACCACATCTCCAACCTGGCGGCGTTTGTCGAGCTATTGCACGACGGCGAGGCGCACGAGTTCGTGCACCCGATCTCGGGCGCCTACATCGCACGGCCCGAGGCGATCGACTGGAGCGCGGACGCCACGCTGCGCGACGTCATCCCGATGTCGGTAACCTTCCTCGAGCACGAGCCGGACCCGGCCGCGTTCGAGGTGGGGCAGGGCGCGCCGGCCCTCGCCGGGATCGGTGAAGTTTCGGCGGCCCGCGACGGTCTGAACGCCGAGCTCGCCGCGCAGGGGCTTAGCTCGGACGCTGGCGCTGACGCGGTCGCGGCCGTCGAGGGGTGGGAGTCCGGGGACATCGCCCGCACGCAGCGCGAGATCAACCTCGAGCTCAACGCCGTCGCGAACCTAATCGATAGCGAGATCGACCGGCTCGAGCTGGCGACCGACATCGACCGCCAGCCGGCCCTGCAGGGGATGCTGCGCTTGCGCGAGGCTTCCAGGCGCGCCGCCGACAAGGTGATCGCGTCCGGGCCGAAGCTCATCCGCTACGAGGTGAGGGCCACGATGCCGCTTCTGGCTGTCGTGCAGGAGCTGTACGGCGGGCGCGGGGCGGAGACGCGCTTTCGCCAGTTGCTCGACCTCAACGACATCGGCGACCCGTCGCGCATCGCGCGCGGTACCGTCTTGACCGCGCAATCGCCGGATAGCCGTCTAGCGCTCGGGGCCCGGTGAGCGACGACCGCGAGCGGATCCGTGTCGTCACTGAAGACGGCGTGTCGCTGATCAACTGGATCGACTACGACGTCGAGATCGATCTACTGACGCCCGGCGACACGTTCCGTTGCTCAATCGCGCCGCCCCGCCGGGACGTGTGGGACGCTGTCAAGCCGGACACGATCGTCACCGTCTACCTCGGCGAGTCCCCGCTGCTCACCGGGATCATCGACGAGCGCAACGCCTCGAGCGGCACGCCGATCGAAATCGCCGGCGGCGACAAGGCGACGCGGCTCGTTCTCGAGGCGGCCGAGTTGGCGACCTTCGACGAGGGCACCATCCTGGACGCGATCGCGACGGTCGCGCGCCCCTGGTACACCGACGTCATCACCAGCAACGCGAAAAACCGCGCGCTGATCCTCGGCCGCCGCGCGACCAAGGCGGCGATCGCAGGAGGCGAGCCGATCGCGGGAGGCGGCGTCGGGTTGTCGATCGCTCAGTCGTTTTTGCCGCCAGGCACGGCGGTTACCGTCATTCCGGGCAACTCCGGCCGCCGCCAGGGTCCGAAAAAGGTGGAGCCGGGCGAGCGCAAGTGGGAAGTGATTCAGCACTTCCTCGAGCTCGACCGGCTGCTCGCGTGGGGGGCTGCCGACGGGTCCGCGTTGATCGTCGCGAAGCCGAACTACAACCAAGCGCCGCAGTTTCGGCTGGTCGCACCGTCGCCCGGGTCCGAGCGCAAGGGCGACGCCGGCGTGATCGACTGGCAGTACGGCGAGAACCTGCGCGACCTGTACTCCGAGGTGAACGTCGTCGGGTCGAGTCCGGGCAACGCCGCTCGCTACGGGCGGTCGGTGACCGCGCACGCCGCGCAGGTGCTCGACGGCGACGGGCCGCGCGGGATCGGAAACCGCTTCCGGCGGCAGAAGGTAGATATCGTCCCGGACCACGAGATCAAAAACCGCGAGCAGGCGCACGACAAGGCGGTGCGCCGGAAGGTGCAACAGAACGCCAACCACAAGACCGTCAACGTGACGGTCCGCGGGCATCGGCAGCCGCGGTTTCGGAACGCCGAGCCGGCGCTCTACGCGCCCGACACGATGTGTGAGATCATTCTCGAGCCGATCGGGATCGAGGGCGAGTACCTGATCACCCGCTGCGCGTACTCGGGCTCGAAGGGGAGCCGGCGTACCGAGATGACTCTCGTCCCGAAGGGAACGGATCTCAGCGCATGACCTGGTCGACTCGCGCCGCGAAGCTCGAGCGGTTGCTGGGCCGCCTGGGCGGCATGATCCGCCGGATGCGCTACCTGTCGAGCT